ACTTTAGCTAAACTAGAGAAGCTACAACAGCAGCTAGATGCAGCTACAAAGAATGAGCTTGTACTACCAAAGTCCGAACAAGAGATTGATGCGTGGGCAAAGCAATATCCTGATGTAGCTGGTATTATTGAAGCTATTGCTGACAAGAAAGCTAAAGAACGTGCATCTGAGTTAGATGGTCGCTTAAAAGAGATTGAAGCTATGCGTACTCAGGCACGTAAAGAAAAAGCAGAAGCAGAGCTATACAGCTTACACCCTGACTTTGCTGAGCTTCGTGCAGATGATGCATTCCATGAATGGGCTAAAGAGCAGCCTAAAGTGGTACAAGATGCATTATATGATAATGTAGATGATGTTAAGTCTGTAGCACGTGTACTAGATCTTTATAAAGCCGATAAAGGCATTAAAACAAAACGTGTATCTACAGAGGATAAGAATGCAGCTTCGTCAATAAAAGCACGTAAAGCTGCGCCTATTGATCCGAATGACTCTTCACGTTACTTGAGCGAATCACAGGTAGCAAAGATGTCTATTAAAGAATATGAGCGTCGTGCAGAAGAAATTATGGAAGCACAACGTTCAGGAAAGTTTATTTACGATATGTCAAAAAGATAGTTGACAAACTTTATATCGTAAGTAAAACTATAGCATATACACCATAATAGTGTGTATGCTTTTCACAAAGCACTAGCCACACAAAGAACTACCTCAAAATATAGGCCCAGCGCAGATAGGACGGCCATCCTTGAAGCATAGCTGACTACCCTAATATGACGAGCCTCTTTAGTGGATATCGTGTTAATCGTAAACGCCATATCTATAAGGAGAATTAACTATGGCTATTACTTCCGCATCTGGTGGTTTCACAGGCAACTGGTCACCCATCATTTACTCAAAACAAGCACAGATCGCTCTTCGTAAAGCGGCTGTAACTAACGCAATCACCAACAACTCTTACTTTGGTGAGATTGCAAACCAAGGCGACGTTGTACGCATTCAAAAAGAGCCAGACGTAACTGTTAACGCTCTGCAGCGCCACACAGCTATTTCAGTAGAGAAACTAGCAGACGAAGATTTCTCTTTGACAATCGACAAAGCTAACTACTTCGCGTTCAAAATGGACGACATCGAAGACCAGTTTGCAAACGTTGATTACGTAGCATTGGCAGCAGACCGTGCCGCCTATAAAATGGCTGACGCAATGGACGCAGACGTTCTGTCTTACTTGTCTGGTTACACAACTGCAGGTGCAGCTATCACCACAACTTCTGGTGACGCACAACACCCAACAGCAGGTAACCTAACTGGTGAATGGCTAACAGCTAACCACCTAGACGCATCTGACTTCGGTAACCTATCTGGTGCTGCATCAGGTAACGTCATCCCACTAGCACCACGTCTTCCAGGCGCGACTGCTTTGTCAACATCTACTGTTTCTCCTTTGACTGTCGTAGCACGTATGGCTCGTCAAATGGACGTTGCAAACGTTGACTCACGTGGACGTTGGTTGGTCGTTGACCCAGTATTCGTTGAAATGCTGAAAGACGAAGATTCACGTATGTTGAATGCTGACTTCGGTGGTTCTGGCTTGATGAACGGCTTGGTGTTGAACAACTTGCACGGCTTCCGTGTATACGTTTCAAACAACTTGCCAGCAGAAGGCACAGGCGCAGGAACATCTGGCGCAACATTGCGTTCAGACAACTACGGTGTTATCGTTGCAGGTCAAGACGAAGCAGTCGCATCAGCGGAGCAAATCAACAAAGTTGAGAACTACCGTGACCCTGACTCCTTCGCAGACATCGTTCGTGGTATGCACTTGTATGGTCGCAAGATCCTTCGCCCAGAAGCTCTTGTCTCTGCAATCTACAACGCAGCTTAATAGTATTACTTTGGGGCTGGCATTAGCTGGCCCCATTGTGCTTATACAAAAGGACATTCCCAATGGCAATCACTACGGCAATGTGTAACAGCTTCAAGCAAGAGCTTCTTGGGGGTGTTCACGATCTTGATACCGATACTTTGAAAGTGGCTTTGATTAAGTCATCTCCAGCAGGAACCTATGGTGCTGCTACAACTAACTACTCTGACATCACAGGTAACTCTGATGAAGCAGTAGGTACAAACTACACTACAGGTGGCCAAGCTTTAGATAGCCCAGTCATTTCACTATCAGGTGGTACAGCATTCGTTGACTTCGCAGATGAAGTATTCTCTAATGCTACTGTATCTGCTGATGGTGCTATCATCTATAATGCGTCACAAGGCAATGCAGCTATTGCAGTCTTTGACTTTGGTGGTACAGTTACATCTACATCTGGTGACTTTACTATCGTATTCCCAACAGCAGATGCGTCTAACGCAGTTATTCGTATTTCTTAATACTAGGTTTGCACAATGGCATTAGTAATTAAAGATCGTATCAAAGAGACAACTACTACTACTGGTACTGGTGATGTGTCTCTGGGTGGTGCAGATGCTACCTTTGATACGTTTAGCTCATGTATGTCAAATAGTGACACTACATATTACGCCATTGTGCATACTACTTACAATACAGATGAGTGGGAAGTAGGACTAGGTACGTATAACTCTTCCACTAACGCATTAGCACGTACCACAGTTTTAGCTGGATCTAACGGCACATCAGCAGTTAACTTCTCAGCAGGTGATAAGAATATCTTTATTACCTTCCCTGCAGATGCTACAGCAGGTAGATCTATACTAGGCTTAGGCACGGCAGCTACTACAGCAAGCAGCGACTACGCTACAGCATCACATACACATGTTATTGCTGATGTAACAGATTTTACAGATAATAGCACTAACTGGGATACAGCATATGGATGGGGTGACCACGCATCTGCAGGTTACTTAACATCTCTATCTAGCAACTCTATAAAAGACCTATCTGATGTGTATTCCTCTATGGCTCCTACTGATGGGCAGGTTTTAACTTTTGACACAACTAATGGCTGGCAAGCTGAAACACCTGCTTCTGGTGGTATAAGTAGTGATGAAGCACTTGCTTTAGCAATCGCATTGGGATAGAATAATGGCAAACACATTTAAGAATTACACATATCAGAACGTTGGGACTAGCAGTCAGACTATCTACACTGTTCCAGCGGCAACCACATCTGTTATGATTGGTATGAATATCGCAAACACTAGGACATATATGATCAAGGTGGATGTTGTTGCTGGGGGTGTGTACATTGTAAAAGATGCACCTATTCCAGCTGGCGCTGCCTTGTCTGTACTTGATGGTAAGATTATCTTAGAGGCGGGTGACACTGTTGCTATGTCTTCAGATAGTCTAGCAAGTGCTGATGTTATTGTGAGTGTACTGGAGCAAAGCTAATGAGTAATCAAACAGACTTAGTTGCTCTATCTCAAGGTAATGCTACTGGCCTTACGCCGTTGGCTGGGTCTGTGGTGCAGGTTGCTTATGAAAAATTTTCATCGCCAGTAAGTGTTAGTGCGTCTAGTTACGACGTAATTACCATGAACTTCACACCAATGTACTCCACATCTTTGTTGATGTTAGAAACAAGCGTTTTTATTGGGGCAACAGATAGTGGCTCAAACATTGATATAGGTATGAAGATACTTAGAGATGGAACGCAGATTACTACAGGTGCAAATGCTTCGGGGTCTTCTGGCGGAAACGATGTTTTAGATGGTGGTAATGATTTTTGGAATGCTGACAATAGGGGTGGGTGGTTTCGCATGAGGTTTAGCGGAACAATAACTACTACCGCAAATAGTACATCTCAGACAACTTTTATTGTTAGGGTTCAAACAGATAATACAAGAACAATTAATATTAACAGAGCGGCTCAAACAGCAAATATGACAGGTGTTTCACATTTAAAAGTAATGGAGATCGCACAATGAGTGGCTACATAGGCGCAAGAGTACCCGTATCAACCGCTGGTGCTGAGAAAAAGAAAGTCTATCACATTTCTGGTACAACCAGCACCTTAGCTTCTGGTATTGCTGTAGGTGGTTTAACTCATGTGTTTCACAATGGTGTGCGGTTACTAGAAGGCACAGACTACAGTATTGCAAATGGGCTAATCTACTTAACTACAGCGGCACTAGCGGGTGACCAGATTGCAGTAATAACATATGCTACTATTACACCTGTGCAGAACAGTGTGACAGGCAACTTAACAGTTACAGGTGATGTTACCTTTGATGGTATGCTAAATAATGATGATAGCATTGATACAGATGTAACAGTTGCGTCAGGTCGCAACGCTGCCGTGATTGGGCCTGTAACAGTGAACGGTAATGTAACAGTGCATGGGACTTTGACGGTGATATAATGGCTAGTGAACTAATAGTACAAACACTCAAAGGCCCGACATCTGGGGCTAATGCGAATAAGGTTATTGTTCCTAGTGGGCATACGCTTGCTGCGGCAGGGCATGGGATTAATGTATGGGAAGTGCGCAAAACAGATGTGCAATCAATATCGGGTTTTACTTTTGTTGACATCTCAGGTTTATCGCAAACTGTTACACCACAATCATCTGATAGTAAATTTCTCATCACATTTAATGTCCGTGCATCTGCAAATTATTGGAAAAGTTATGTTAATCTCTTAAGAAACGGAACATTACTATTTGCGAATGCAGATGGTTCTGGAGACGGTCGTTATAGGGGGACATCAGCGATTGCAACAGTACAAACAGACAGTAATGATAACGGTTTTCTGCACGACCATGCCCTAACAATACTAGATGCACCAAGCACAGCATCACCTGTGACATACAAGCTGCAAGCTGCTGGACGTAGTTCAAGCTATATCACGTACATAAATAGAAGTGTCCCAGACAGGACATCAACAGAGTATGATGACCGCATGGTATCTAGTTTGCTTATTCAGGAGATCGCAGGATGAGTACACTCTACGTTGATAATCTCCAGCCAAATTTAGGTAGCCAAGTTGAGATACCTGATCTGAAGCCATTGGCTGGTGCTGTTGTTCAAGTGGTTCAAGGAACTTACAACACACAAATTAGCACAACAAGTACTTCCTATGTTACAAGCAATTTAGCTGCTACAATTACACCGACATCAAGTAACTCAAAAGTTTTAATTCGTGTTAATACCTGTGCATATGCTCCAACTGCGGTATACAATAGAATGACAATATATCGAGGGTCTACTGATTTAGCTACTGGTATTGGAGGATATACGGACTCCTTTCAGGCATTAAATATCGGGGCAACATCGTGGATTCCCACCAATATAGAATGGCTGGATAGTCCATCTACAACTAGTGCAACAACATATACTATGTATTACAGAGCGGCAAGCAGCACTGTTTATATGCACAATGGGTTTACAATTAGCACCATAACCTTAATGGAGATCGCACAATGACCAGCATAATCAAAGTCGATCAAATCCAGAATGCGGCGGGTGGTACTCCTACGGCGGCTGACCTTGGGTTGAACATA